AAATATGTTTGGATCTGCAACTGGTATAATATCAATCTTATCATCAAAGTCAGTTTGTTTAATTGTTCTTTGTGCACCAACAACATCGTAAGGATATTCTGGTGGTAAGTATTGACTAAATATAGTTGATAATAATTTAAATTCTTGTTTCATTGCAGCATATAATCTTTTGTGTATTGCTGACATTACACGTGACCCACGTTCTAATAATGCAATAGTAGTTCCAACCGCTGCTGCTTGGTTTGAATCTCCAACTTGCATATCTGCAATAGCTGCAAATCTTTGACCTGCAGATACTACAACACCCATTAATTGTAATAATGTTTGTGATGGTTCTTTAAATGGTAAAGGCATAAATGCATCTCTGATGTTTCCACCAGGAGCATCAACATCTCTAAACTCACCAGGTTTAATAGACTCAGCTTCATCTCTTAATCTAATTCCTCTTTGTTTGAAACCTGCAGGCATATTTGAAAAAGTTCCTGCATCAATCAAAGATCTTAATGTAGCTGTAGCAGTTTTAGATAAACCACCAATCATGTGAATTAAACCAAAGCCATAGAAACCTAGACCAGGTAAAAATTTAAAATGAACAAAGTGATCTATTTTTTTTCTTAATGGATCTTCAACTTTGTAGTTTCTTCTAATAGATAAAATTTCTTTACTGCCTTGATCTAGTGTTACAATGTATGGAAGTTTAATTCCTGTTGCTTCACCTGTTTCTGGATCTTTATCTTCAAAACCTTCTAGATCTAAATCAGTGTGATATTCTAAAATTGTAAAATCATTTTCATCTTTAGCTTTTCTAACACCTTCTATTTCAAGTTCTTTCTTTTCAATTTCTGTATCTTGTGTGTAGCCAGGTTGAATTTCTATGTCTCTATAAAAACCTGATACTTGTTTTTTTCTTAAATCATTTTCTGACATTTTTAATCTATGCACAACTGCTTCTGCATCTTCTAAAGATGTAGCAGTGTACGGAACTATCAAATCATCTGATGGTACGAATTTGGACACGGCTCTGTCCATAAGTTCATCGAAATAAACTTTCTTGAAGGCAGAGCCGCTAAGAGGGAGATAAAAAAGCATCTGATCGAACTCGGGTTCATACTCTTTCATCTTGTTCATGAGCTGATAGTTCATGAAGTTTTTTACTCTACTAGCTTGGTCCTCTTTTTGTCGATTGACTACACCCAAAATTTGAGTGTGTACTGGACCTCTAGCTGGAAGTAATTCTTTGTAAGCTTGTGCCTGAAATTGTGTTACCGCTTCACCTAGTACTGGGTGAGTTACACCTGATGCACCAGCGAAGGGTTGTGTTCTGTCTTCGTATTTAAATCCTAAAAGGTCTAGACCTTTTGTATAACTATCTTCCCATTCTTTTCTGGAAGATTTGTAATTCATGTAATTGCCGTATAACTCTGAGCCTAATGCTCCTAAAATATCTTCTGGTAATAAATCTGCTAAATTGTCAAAGTGTGATTCTGTTCCTGGCTGATTAACTTTGTTTGGTTCGAAGTTTATATCTACTGAACCATCTTCGTTTTCTTGAACTTCTACGCCTTCACCACCTTGTGATTCTGCTACTTCTTGTTCTGCTAAAGCGACTTCTTCTTCGCTAGGCGTTGTTACTTTTTGCTCTACTACGTTTGGTAGCGCCTTGTCCATTATTGACATTTGTTTTTTTCTCCGAGTTCGTTACCACTATAATCTTTTTTCCGGGCACATTCAACCCCTGTGGATTAGGTCCGCTTTTTGGTGGTGGTCCACCGCCTGGAATTAATTTTACCATTAGTCGTCCAATAAATTATAACCTTGTATACCAAGGGAAAGTGCAAGTCCACCAATACCTGCTCTAGATAAACCTCGTAAAGCTGCTTTACCTAAACCTAAGCTAGCTGCTTTTCTAAATAATGGGTTCATTCCTCTTGTTAACTTTGGTGTCTGTTCTGCAAATATTGGAGCAACATAATTTAATGGATCTGTTGCAATATCTGTTATTGAGTCTCCTTCTGAAATCTGACTTGCAATATCGGCTGCTGCAAATGGAGCTAGTAATCCTGGTGATGCTGCAACACCAAGTCCTCTACCTAAAACTCTTCCTGCAGTTCTAGTCAAACCTTTTTTCTCAACACCAAGTCCTCTTGATCTACTTGCTTTGATTGTTGATGGTGCTGACAATGCTGTAGTACCTGCAATCGTTGCACCCATAGCTGGTAATTGATAATCTAAAATATCTGGTCTATTAAAGTCTGTTGTAATAGGCTGTGTTGCCATATCAACTAACATACTTTTTTGTTGATCCTCATTTGATAGATAAGTTGTTGGATCGTCATTTCTAAATTGTTTTACAAGTGCCGCTCCTGCTACTCCTGCTGCACCAGCGATACCAAATCTTTTTACACCACCTGATGTTAAAAATCCTGTTGCTGCATTTTTAACTTTTGTCATAGCACTACTAGTTGCAGGTGCTTGATCAAATATTTGAGCTGCTTTTACAGGATCATTATCTATTGCAGCTGCACAATCTCCAGGTAATCCACCACGTGATAGTAAACTACAATAACCAATTTTTTCTTTTTCAGTTAATTTTTTAATTGAATTTTTTAGTTGTTTTAATTGTTCGTTTGATAAATCTTTTATTGGTATTCCTTTTTCTCTAACTGCTCCGATTCTGTTTTCAATTAATTTATCATCTAGAGGAAGACCATATTCATCAGTACGAGGAGTTAGTTGAGTGAAACCTATGTATGGCTGATATTTTTTAGGTAATTCTTTTGTGACTTTAGCAATTATTTGTTCTGCATTTTTATTTAATTCATCTACTCTATCTAAATAAGGACGACTTCCACCCTCAGATCTAGTTTGAAAAGCTTTCGATATATTTCCACTAATTCCATCTGCAATATCATTTAAGGCTCTGTTATAGGGCGAAAGTTTAGAATTCATTTTTTTAGAAATAACTGCCAAATCATTGGTTGTTAATTGTGTCTCTCCACCAATAGGCATAATGTGGTGAAAAGGAAAAGCGTTTGTACCTTTAAAAAATTTTGTTTTCTTAGCTGTCTTATCTAATCTTTCACCTCTTTTTAAATCACTATCACCTAATGCCGATACTATGTTTCCTTTACTTTTTAAATCAGTTAAAATTGCTGAGTTAACATCTCTAATTCTTACTGTAGAAAATCCTGTTCCTTGTCTTGAAGGATATTGAGTTTTAAGAATATTCCCATATTTTTTTTCCATTTGTTTCATGGAATCTGTACCTAAACTTACAGCCTTGGATGAATATGTTCCATCTTGATTTTTAACTAAAAACAATCTTATGTAATCATCTAAATATCCTTCAGGTAAGTTACTTAAAAGTTTTTTATTAAAGCTTGCTTTTTTTGAAGAGACAGCCACTACACCTCCAGGATGCCGGCTAGACCACCACTTTTAAATCCGATAGGGTCAATACCTAATCTTAATTGTATTTCTTTAATGCCGTCTGGAAAGTCATCTGGATTTTTTAACACTCTGTTTAGCTGATGAAAGTACATAGTCTTTTCTTTACCACGTAAAGTTTTATCTGCACCAAGATTTGCAAACAATCTTGTAATATCTTCTGCTTCAATACCATACTTACGTAAAGCTTGATAACCCATCTTACCTAAAACTCTAGCACCACCGAAATAACCTACACGGCCACCATCTTCAAAACTAAAATCATCAGGATTGACAGACTCAGGATCAAAGAATCTACTAGTTATAGAATTACCTTTTGCATCTTTTATTTTAACTAAATTTTTAGCAAACAATTCTATTTGATCTCTGCCTTCTAATTTTGCAACAGATCCTGCAACCTTTGGTCCAAAATACTTTTGTACTAGTAACAGTGGATCACCAAATATTCCGCCACCACCTTCAGTCATAAATTTAAAATCTGATGGTTCCATAACACTTGATAAAGTTGTACCTGCTGGAAAGTCTGGATCTTCCATATCCTTAATTGTATTTAAAAAATCTCTAGCATTACCACGAGCTACTGGTTGAGCATTTTTTGTAACTCCTGCCATATCATAAATATTATCTACGATGTCATCACCAACCTTACCTAAATTTTTTACAGACTTAATTGCTTCAAGTCCTGCACCTGTTGGTAATATTGTTTCTGCTGCATCAACCCCTTCAGCTTTTGCTAAATTTTTAATTGTTTCTTCTGCAGAACCAAAGGGTGCTGCAATATCATCGGGTCCACCACGACTTCCTGGTGGTGGTAAATCAGGATCACCTGGTGGTAAGTCATCTCCCATTCTTAATGACATCAAACCTTCTTTATCTAAATTCCTGGTCCTTGTTGCCATGTCCGTGATGTTTGCTGGAGCTGCAGGTGGATTATAAAACTCATCCATCTTTTGCATGTTAGAGATTAATTTATTTGCTTGCATGTCGTTTAACTTACCTGAAGTTAAATAACCCATAGCCGAATCTAATTCTTCTACTGCTTTTGATTTTGGTAATACACCTAATGCTTCAGGGTTGATGTCCATATCAACCATTAATTCTGAAGACTTACCTTTTCCTAAAAAATTTATATTTGTTCTGGTACCAAGGACCTTGGAAATATTTCCACCTAATCCTTTATAAAGTTGTAATGCTACATCTACTAATGCTTTACTAGCCATAATATTCTATACGTCTTTTCTCAACTGGTTCATCTTCTTTGTCCTCTGGGTGTTTGATTAAACCACCCTGTCTGATTCTCATTAACGCCTGTGTCATGGAGTCGACATAGTCATCGTGATCTCCATGCGGAAACGCAGCGCACTCTTCTACCACCTCTTGTGCAAAATGTTCATGCATCGGGGCCCAGACTTTTCCAGACTCAAAAAGCGGAGAAACTGAATTTACTCTGACATGTTTATCATTTCCACGGCTCGGTGTAAAGTTAACAACTGGGATTCCGATCTTTCTTAATTCTGACGTTAGAGGTATCCCTGATGCCTTGGCCTCGACTAAAACCATGTCAGGCCTCCACCATGTGTACTCTTCATGAGCAACTCTTCGAAGTTCGGGGAACTCGTACCTGTCTTTAAATGCTGCTAATAGTATTATATTGTCTCCACTATCCTCTGTCTCAAAGACTCCCCACGTAGTAATAGCACTAAAGTCAGCAGATTCTTTTTTAAGAAAAGCTGTATCGTAAGACTGTATTGTATATTTTATTTTTGGTGGTTCTTCTTTTTCCCAATTCTGCCACCAATCTCTTTTGATAATTGCACCTTCTTCTGCTGTTGGTTGCTGCATATACTGAGCATTCCAATTAGATACAGGTATAGATGCTTTAGTTTTTTCTAATTCTTTTATTTCCCAATACTCTGGCCAAACAGGTTTACCGCTTGGAAGTATGGCAGGTAACTCGACAACATCCCATTGATCAGAATCATCTTCTCCCTGAGCCTTGATTAATTGTCCAGTCAAATCTTTTGTAGACCAACGTGTCATTACACAAACAATTCTACCACCTGGTTGAAGACGCTGACGTGGACCTGATGTATACCAGTTCCAGGCTTTGTCAAAAGACTTACTATCTTTTTTAATATCTTGTTCCTTGTGTGGATCGTCAATGATTAGTAGATCAGCACCACGACCTGTGATCGCTCCACCAACACCGGCTGCAAAGTATTCACCACCTTGTTCGGTTTTCCATTTTCCTGCTGCCTGACTATCTTCCATAAGTCTTGTGTCAAACACTTGTTGGTATTCAAAATCATCTACAAGATTTTTAGTTTTACGTCCAAAGTCTACAGCAAGATCTGCTGTGTGTGTTGCTTGAATTATTTTTAATTTAGGGTTTCTACCAATCATCCATGCCGGGAGTAAGTATGAGGCAAACTCCGACTTAGTATGTCTAGGCGGCATGTTAATGATCAGACGTTTAATTTTCCCTTTAGAGAGATCATTAAACTTTTTATTTATAATTTTGTGATGTGAGCCTTCAATAAATTCTGGCCAAACATATTTAACAAAACTTAAAAAATCAGATTGTATAATAGGTTTAGCTTCTTGTAAACGGGAAACCTGCTCATTCTCAATATATTCTAGATATTGTTCTTTTGTTAGGTTTTCCTGTAGGTCTTTCTCAGAAATTTTTTGTAAAATTTTTTCGTTACTCATAATATAAAAGCGTTTCTAAAACGATGTCTTTAACTATCTAAATCTTACATATATGTATGACCTTGGGACCCCTTTGTCAACATTGGGGTGGGCCCTCCCTAGTTTTCAAGCGAAAAATCAAGATGTAGTGGTACCTCTATCTAAATACACTATGCATAAATGACATATGTTGTTTTTGCATAGGATAATCCTATATAAGAGTTTGGGGATTAGCCTCACCCCCAAACCCTAGTAGGAAATCAGAATGGTAATTCTGATTGTTCTTCTTTCACCTCATCTTTTAAGATCAATGGTTTATCAACCATTGAGAAGTTCACTTCTTGTAAGTGATATGAAGTTTGTTTCCTGTCCTCGTTCAATGTATCAAGTGCAAGTATTTTTTTAACTGCTGTTGTTAAGTCATACATCTTATCAGAATGAATTGTATATCTTTCTGAATACTCGGACTTATATTTTTCTATTATGAAAAACAATTTAGTTTCCATTATAACCTCACTTTCCAACTATCTGACGCAGTTCTATAACCACCTTGATCTACATCAAAATAAGTCATTAACATTCTGCCACTTTTACTGATCCAATATTTACATTGATCTGTCCATAAAGCATTTCTTGTAATATGCTTTTTATCACTCGCAGAATAATAAGTGATTTGGAATGGTTTATTATTTATCATTTGTCCTACTTTCTATAACTTAATTGTTATGGGATT